ATTGAGTTGTGCATCAAACGGAAAATATTTTTCCATTCCATCACCTTCCTTTCTTCAATTTATCGAATATCGTTGGTATTGTATCGCCAAATGTAGTAGTCCTTGTGACTGTATCGGTACAATAAAAAGCAACCTCTAATAAAGGTCGCTGTGCTATTAAATTACTTTCATAGTCCTCAAACGTAACCACATCACCGAGTTTATAATCACGGCCGTACTGATATAATTCGTTGTCGATAACCTCAAATTCTGCGCTAATGAGTGACTTGCTTTCTGCAAGCTGCTCATCAAGCACAGTTTCATCTGACCCTTCTAAAATAAACTCCCGGCGATTGATTCCACCGGCAGTTCCTTTGCTTGTCAACTTGCCTTCGTTGTTGAGGTAGCCAACATTCTTTGAGTCTTGTTGCTGCTGATAAACATCTTTATTTGCAATGTTATTGTTTTTATCCGAAAAGATAACATTGGTCGTTTTATCACGACCTTGTATCAACCTGAAACTATATCGATGTTCCTCCGGCAGATAATCAATCGTGTATCCTAAACCAGCACGCGCAAGAGCCGCATTGACTGCCTCAAGCACTTCCATATTCTCAAGGGTATAATCGATAACAGGCGCTATTTCTATACCTTGTGCGTTAAATGCAAAACCATCTATCTTCCTTTCTGCATCAGTTGGCGTTATAAAATTTTCATTTAGTAGCTTTTCAATTTGTAGTTCATAGGTTTGCGCTTTGATGAAGGTAAATGAGCTGATAACTCTTCGACTTAATAATGTGTTAATGTGCAATCCGGATATTTCGTATGTGTTAATGCCGTTGTCAGAAAATACATGGATATTCTCGACCACGAAAGCATTATTATCTATCAGTAGAATATCATTTTGAAAAAATGATTTCGCCACTTCACCGTCATTAAGAGTGAGCGTAAATGTACCGGCTCCTCGATGTTTTAATGTATACTCCAAAGACACATAAGCAGCAATTATTTCAACAAGTTCAAAGTCTCTATATAGATACATCATAAGTATTGAGGCCTGTATGTCACAATAACATCTAAATTTGTGACGTTCCTTTCTGCATTGTATTCTACTTCATTCTGTCCGACGTCCAAGTTAAAAAACTCCGTTTCTTTGCGCTTTAGAATGGTGCTGTCTTTTTGCTCATTAAGGTAGATAATGGGCGACTGACCTAACATATCCACAGTTATAAGATCGCCTTTCTGCATCTCGTAATTGAGCCGTATATGCTTATCACCTTTTTTTATATAAGGATTGCTGACGGTACCACCGCTTGCCTTAAAGGTTACTTTAAATCCACAGTCTACATCACCGATGTTATCAATATTACTTACTAGCGAGTTTCTTCGGATGCCAAAACTCATACCACCAATAAATGTTAAAGGAAACGATAAAGCAGCTTCAATAAACGCAAGATATTCAGTTCGTGGCACGTCTTGCCAAAACGGCGCATGAGCAACAAAATCAAGCATTAATGTACCTTTGCCATCTGAATGCTTTATTGTCGGTATCTCGTTTAATTTAACACTGATCTCTCTTTCAAAATCCTTACCGATGTGTTTTAATGTCCCTTTTAATCTTGGGTTAAAGATACGCTTTAGATTACGCTCATAAGCACCTATATCATCATGTACTTGATAAACGCAATCAATCGTTAAGCTGCGTATATCAAAGGACTGTGAAGATAACGTTTCTCCATCCTGTCCCGCATTTTTGTTTGTGTAGTAGTTTACCGGCAAGCTATCATCATAATTAACGACATTCAGCACAGCAAACCATGACATTTCGATGCTTGCGCCTTGTTCGTTTGTATAGATCAATTTTTCATCATATAACACTAACTAATTCACCCCCAATGCCATTTTTTTGTAAGCTCTTGCCGCTTCGCGCTGCTGTGCTGATGCGTTTACCGATTTTGTGTAAATGTTTTGTGTGACATTGATTTCTGTTTTATTTTCCGCGCTTCGTTCTGCGGATGCTTCACTTTTTGTTAAGACTTTTTCACCTTCATGCAAAATAGCGCGGTATCCGTCAAAAGGAACATAATTCAGTCCATTACGATGGCTTCCGTCATATTCGTCGCCATTCATTGCCGCGTCAACCTCAGCTGCCTTTCTGCGTGCTTCCTCGATCATACGATTCATGACTGTTGACACAGCTCCGACTGCAAAAGATGTTCCTGCCGCAACCCCGGTAGCAATACCAGTCATCATGTTATTGCCGATTGAGTTTAACTCACTCTGAGCATCATCTACTGCCTTTTTAGCCGCATCGATCTCAGCATCGGTGATTTCCATGCCTTTTTCTTCGGCAAGTGAAATCAACCCTTCGTAAGCCGCCACAGCATCATCATAGCGCGTCTGAGCTTGCTCCAAAGCATTCTGATTGGCCAGTTCCGCGCCGTGCAGCTGTGCTTGATTGTAATCATCCATCAGCTTATTTAGTTCATCGTAATTACCCGATTGTATTGCGACTGTCATATTTTCATAATCTTGGATCGTCTGATACATGTCAACAGTTGTGGTCGTGTTTTCTTCCAGTGCGTTTTTCATTTCGGCTAAAAGTCCTAATTTATTGCCGTAAGCAATCGCGCTCTTTTCAGTGCCATCTTCTTCGGCTTGCGCTTTCAATCGCAATGTCTCAGCTTCCAATTCATTCACTTGCGACGCCAGTTTGCCTTGTTCAATGATCTTTTTCTGATAATTGACAATAGCTTCTTTATATGCCGGCTCCATTGCTTCCAAATAAATTTGAGCTTGTTTCGATTTGATCAGATCATCAAGTGCCTGTTTCCCCTCATTGATGGAAATGGTGTTATCTTCGTTGAGTTTAATCGCATCAGGCATGACTTTATTGATTTCTTCTATATAAAACAGGGCCTGCTCACGACTTCCGATAAGATTTCCTTCACTATCAGTCATTTCTTCAAGCTTAGCGATCATCGTTTCTGTATAAGACAGTTCTTCTAAACCTTTTTCGATCTTCTGCTCTTGCGTTTCTTTTAGGTTCTGCCAAGCCTCAGCTTCTTCATTTACCGTATCTATCAGCTCACGTTCTTCCGATTTCTGATCTTGAACTGCAACGATCAGCAAGCCGATACCTGCCGTGACCGCAGCGATTGCACCCACAGTTGCCAATAATGGAGCCATTGGTAAGGCAGCGGCAGAAGCACTTGCGACACCGGCGGCCGTTGACACTGCTTCTGTGCTTTTGATCAGTGGCTTTAATTTTGATAAGCCTGTCATGATGTTGCCGATACCGGTAGTAATACCACCGGTTGCCTTTAGTACAGGACCCGCAGCGATTGCCATACCTCCCGCAGTAATAATTGCTTTTTTAGTACCGTCATCAAGAGCGTTAAAATGCTGCGTTACATCTCTTAAGCCATCTGATAAGTCTTTAAGTATTGGTCCGACAGTAACCATGATGGTCTCGCCAATGTCATGCAAAGCAACTTGCGCTGTTTGTATAGCTACCTGAGTAGCATCTACATCATCTACAATAGCACCATACGTATTGTCTATCACATTAGTTGAGCCTTGCAATGTATTTAAAAATTCTTCATATTCGAAGCGTCCGCCTTTAATAGCGTCTGCTAAATCAGGTCCCGCCTTTGTACCAAACACTTCGATTGCTTTTGTGGTTGCTTCTGCAATATCCGGTGTAGCTTTGATTTCATCGAGTGTTTTCTTAAATTCTTCACGTGCGTCCTTGCCCTCTGATGCCCATGTGCTGATCGATTTCTTTAACCCGGAAAAAGCCGTCTCTGCATTCACGCCTGCTTTTTCCCATGATGCAAATAAAGCAATGGACTCATCCATATCAAAGCCGAGCGCACGCATTGGCGCACCAAACGTTGTGACACTTTCGGCAAGCTTGCTTACGCTGATTCCGCTGTCCTGTGCCGCTTTTGTCATTAAGTCTAAGACACGTTTATATTCAGATGCATCAATACCGGCGTCATTCATTGCGCGCGATACAAGGCGCACGGATTCAGTAGCATCCATGTTATTGACTTTAGCAAACTTTAAAAAGTCCTCAGTGCATTCGCCTAGCTTATCGCCTAGATAGCCAAATCTTGTATTGATCTCGCCAATAGCAGCTCCGGCACTTTCAAATTCTACCGGCATTTTAGTAACAACATCATAATAAATGTCCGTCATTGCCTTTAATTTATCACCAGTCGCACCGGTTGCTGTTGCGATTCGGTCGATACCATCATCAACGTTATTCATTGCTGCTACTGCGGCAGTAGCTACACCTGTTAAGGCAGCAGAAAGAGGCAGCAGCTTATCGCCGGCAGCATTCATCTTTTCGCCCGCTGCTTTTGCTGCTGAACCCATGTCTGCCAATGTCTTATTAGTAGTATCTACTTGGCTTTTCAATGACTTTAATTTATTTTCAGTAGCCACTACTTCACGCTGAAATTCACGGTATTTTTCTTCTTTTATGTCGCCGCGTTCAAATTGCTCTTGTACCTGTGATTCAGCTTCTTTTAAAATCTTTAGCTTATCACTGCAAGCATTGATTGAATCTGCTAACAGCTCCTGTTTTTGTGCTAGTAAAGCGGTATTGGCAGGATCAAACTTTAATAACCTGTTGACCTCTCTAAGTTCTTTTTGGCTATTATTAAAATTTTTGTTGAGTCCTGATAAAGCAGATGTTATCGGCGTTGTATCTAGCCCCAGTTGAACTGTCAACCCTTCTAATTTCTTAGCCATCTGTTCCACCTCCTACTAGCCTCTCCAACGCTTTCTTGTCCGTTTTCTTGTTATGTAATGTAACATACTCTTTTAAATACTGCTGTCCTTCGGATGTTTGCATCTTATTCATGATTAAAGCGTCTCGCTGATACTGTAAAAAATCATCAATCTGCAATTCTCTGATTTCGTTAAAATTCAATTTTGTATACTTTGATACTAAATAAAAATTAACAGTCTCTGCATAAATCCCCAAATCACCCTCATCAGAGTCATTCGGCATGATTGGGGGCTTTAGTTTGGGTTACTCATCACCTCGGCAGCAAACAAGTTATATTCATTAATGACCGCTCTTATATCTAAAAGGTTATAGTGTTCACGCACATAATCATCATTAAACACTATGTGCTGTTGGTTGTGACTTAATATCTTTACAAAGATATTGATCACTGTGTCTAATGGCTGTTCTTTTCTTAACAGTTCAATATCTGTCAGCATAGAAATAGTTGGCGGCAAGATGTTTAATTTCTTGCCGCCTTTTTCGATTATTTCATATGTTTGTTTATTGAGCTGAGTAAAGTCGATACTGCTTTTCATTAGGCTGCTGCCGCCTTCGGAATGCCTAATTCAATGACTGCTTTATGTCCATCCAGGAAAGGCTCGCCCACAATCTTTTGATTAATCACTGTTTCTTTATCTTTCATGAATTGCAGTGTCAATCCGGCTTCATTCGATCCCAAAAGCATAATACGAACATCTTTATCCTCGTTAACAAAAAGGAAGATATATCGTTGTTCTTTATAATGTGAGACACCGCCTAATTTCAATTCTTTTGTACCTCGTTCCGTATTTTCAGACACATTTACCGTTGATAAAGTTTTTTCCAGAACACTTGCATTGATTGTCATGATACCGGTTGATAATGTGTACTCATCGCCAGTCATTTTCTTTCGTCTTATCCTGTCCAAATCATCTTTTGCGGTATAAAAAGTTTCAGCAGCTTCCAGTGTTGCGCCGCCCGAGATATTACCTAATTCTTTTTCATCTTTTTCAATATCTGCGATATTTGGAACAGTCATTCCGTCGTATACATCTACATAAATTCTGCCACTTCCTAAAACGATTGGGTCGTTATATTTCTTTACTTCTGACATACTTTCCTCCTTTATTTTCGTATTAAAAAAGAGAATGAAATAACGGTCATGAACACATCTTCATCCTCTATGTAAACTGATTCGTAAATCTCATAATCTATACCCAACTCATCAATACATCTTGTAACTTTATTTTCAAGTTCAATATTCTTGATCGCTGTATACAATTCAATGCGGTAATCATATTCTTCTAATTCGTTTGCATGATCGCTGCCGCTTGCTGAACGTTTAAACGTATAGATGATATAATCACCGGTTTGTTTTTCTTTAAAATGCGAAAAAGCAACCGGAATGCCGATTGCTTTTAACTCTTTTATTAATTCTTCTGGCTTCATTTTAAAACTTCCTCTACCCTTTCAAGCAGCAGTTCGTTGTACTTTTTTTCATTTTTGATGATATGATCAATACCGGGTACACGGCCGCCTTTAGTCTTGGCATGACCGTTTTGCAAAATATGAGTAAGTTGTGGCTTTTTCTTGTTTTTGCCAATGATCTTCGTGAACCCTTTTCCTTGTTCAATCTCAGCAGCCCAACCATCACGATAAACACCTGTTTTAACCGGAGAATCATCCTTGATGGCTTTTACCATCTCTTTACCTGTCTGCTTTGTGGTCGCAGCAGCCTTTTCACATTTATCATCGGTATACTCACTGTATTTCCGTAACAATACTGCGGTCAATCCTTCAATATCAACGGTTTCTTTCACTTCTTAGCCTCCGAACAGTAAAGTTCAATCTTATCACCTTTAACAAAGGTTCTGTAAATATCAAAGCGATTTCCTTCTTCGTCCTCAACTTGACGCTGCTTATTGTAATCGGCTATATGTATTTCAAACATTTTTGATGCTTTCAAATCCAGAGCCGCCGCCTTGAAAAATTCATTGCTTTGCACAGACTTTTCTTCTGCAAAAACTCGAGAACGAGTTTCTTTTTTTATTTGATTACCGATTTTATCTGTTTCATAAGTTAAATCAATCAGTGTAAGATCACAATATTTCATTTTTAATATCCCTCAGTTTTAGCTTCATGATTTCAAATGATCTTATGTATTTTTCAGATTCTTTATTCTCACCAAAATTAGCTTTAACGTATGTGCTTATTGCCGCTCTCTGTAAAGCAGCTTGTTTTTCTTCAAGTTTATTTTTAGGCGACGAAATAAAAGCAATTCCTACCTCATTCATTTCGAATATGGCGGCATCAATCAACGTTTGAATTTCCGTATCGAATGATTTCGATGTAAGGCGCAAGGAGAGCCTTACATCATCGATCAGTTGATTCATACTTATACGGCAGCCGCTTTCTTAACTCTCACAAAAGCGCCTGGACGTTTTACGTTGCCGCCGGCAAACAGACTTCCTCTATAAACGTTGATACCCTTACTGAATTCTTCATCTTCTGACATTTTGACATCAATGCCTGAGAAATTAGTCAGTTTATAATCCGAAAGTGATCCGTAAGCCATTGTATACTCACCTTCAGATGCTTTCGAGAACGCTTTTGCTTTGGAATTGATTACGAACGGTACCGTATCAATGTAACCTGTATTCCCGTTCATTTCTACTTTATGGTAAGGTCTGCCTTGTTTGTCTTTCAATGATTTAAAAGCTCGCACATCTAACTTATTCAAGATAAGCACCTGTTCACTTTCGACCTCTTCTGCACTTCCATACGCAAAGATGATTTCATCTAAGGTATCTTCTGTGATTCCGCTGATCTCAATATCATCACTTGCTGACAAAACATCTGAATGAAAGATTCCTGTGATGTGCCCGGCTGCGCCATCGCCATTTAAAATTTCATTGTTCAGTTTACGTTTAAATGCTTTGCGAACTTCAGAGATGATGCGTTCAGCGTATTTTGCATTTGGTAATTTCAAAAGTTCCTCAGTCATTCGGATCAGCTTTGTAAGTTTGGTTTTTTTGATTTCAGCGTAACCAAATTTTTTATCACCTTCGCTGTATGCAACCCCTTCTTCTGTATACTCAGCTTCATTGTTTGCGGATTTTTCATATGGGATTGTATATGATTCACCGCCTTCTAAATCTTCGGAATCAACCAAGTCAGCAAGGGTTGACATCTTATCAAAAGCGTTTTGAATATCTCTTGAATATTTCTTTTCCAATACCGCACCGCTTGATACTAACGTTACTGCTCTTTTTTCTTTAATTGAGGCTCCTCGTTTTTCAAGATCATTTTCGGTTTTTCGGGTTTCGTCAATGATCGTGCCTTCTCCGCTGCTGATACGACCTAACAATTTTGCTCTTTTTTCAGCTTGATCATTGATCGTGCGTTCCTCAGCTTCTAAATCATTCAATTCTTCTTCGATTGCGTCCAAGTCTGCGTTATCTTCTTTTGCTAAATTTCTTAATTCTTTCTTTCTGTTATTGATTTCTTCTAAACGGTTCATAATTTTTCCTCCTTTTTTATGAAAGTCTGATCAACAATCTTCTTCTTTTTAATTCTTTTTCTTCTTGGATAGCAGCTTCTCTTTCAGCTTCTTCAAGATTTCGTGCGTTTATGGACGTATCATCATAAGCCGGAATAGACACGGCAGATACATCGTGCAGACGTTTTACTTTAGTGATCGTTCTAAGATCGTATGTGTTTGCCTGCTCATTCTTTTCTTCATCAACGGTAAAAGAAAAAGACATTTTTGTTACGTATCCGTCACGGATTTCTGCAAAAACGTCTCTGCCTAATTGTGTGCCTGATAAATCGGCACGTACCTTTAAACCTATATCATCAGCAGTCAATGTTAAAGTATTGTTTGATGTACGCGCTAATACTCTGCCTTCATGATCGTACAACATAACAACATCGCTCATGTCGCACTCATCAAAAGCATTCGGATCAATCTTTTCGCGATACTCAACTTTCCCTCGAGAATACGAATTGTATTCAAATAAAACTGTTTCAGTATTAAACTTAGCAGCATATCCTTCAACGATACATGATTCACCTTCCGACTTGCTTCTGATCTCAAAATTAAGATTTCTTTTCATTGCCTCCACCTCCTTTCAGCATGTCATCGCCTGTTAATTCCACTTTATCCAGTTTTTCTACATCTACGTATTCACGCCGTATGTAATACTTATTTCCGTCACCCGCGCCTGTATGTGCAAGGTTAAAGATATCGCATCCATCATCATGCGTAATAAAACCCCTATCAAAAAGCTGTGTTACGGTATTCAATTTGCTTTGGTTCGATAAATATTGCATTTTGTTAGACTCAAAGACGATCTCGTTGTTAAAAGAGATTTCTTTTTCTGAATAAAACATAGCAGACATGACCTGTGATATTTGGATTGCGAACGGTTCTATTTTACTTTCGTAGTAAGCATTCCATTCATCCTCGGTATACTGGTTCATTAAAATATGTTCATTCGTACCAAAGTAAGTATACAACGTATTTTTGATGTAATTGATCTGAGAATCATTAATCAAAAAAGGTTTGTTATCTACCGGTGTTACCGATTCATACGTATTGTCTACGATGATCATGCCTCCTGGGTTATCCTCAAAGTTATCTTTAACAAATTGTTCTCTTAATTCTTTGAGCGTCCTTTCTTTTTTTGGTGTCGTAGTTTTCGCAATCATGCGGACACCATTACCATTCTTTACGCCATTTTTCAGCCTTGCTTGCTGATACTTCAACGATTGTAGAACATCTTCAAGCGGTGAATTATCCGACCCTTTTAACTCATAATTGTAATAATGATTCTTCATATGCCCTACTTTTGATAATTCAACTGCATATGTTTTGTCATATTCCATGCGGAATCGTAGGTATTTGACGCCATCGATTTCAACAATTTCTGAATTGCTTGTGCCTATCGGATATATTCCGATCAGATTTTCATATTTATCAAGCAAAGGTACGATATATGCATTGTTTTCAGCTGCATAATAGGTTGCTAACTTATAAAGGAACTGCGAGCCGGTCATATAATCGTTTGCTTTCATATTCAGCAAATAATCGAGCCGTGCATTTTTACCACTTGAACCTTTCACGACCGCATTCAATTTTGATATATGAGTAGCAAAGCTGTTAATGATAGCACGGGTCAGATCCAGATCATACAAGGATGAACTGTTCAAGTAAAGAGTCGGCGTTTCGTAATAAAAAACATTCTGTGATTTAGTATTAAAAAACCTGTCCAGTAAACCCATTGATTCACCTCCTCTCTATTCTATATTGAAGCATTATAAGACAGCATATCTTGTGTATAAACAACATACGCATTGATCAAACTGACCGCTCCGTCTATACGCTGTATCTTCGATTTTTTAACCGGCCTTATGTTGTCGTTCTTATCTTCTTCAATTTTTGTATTCAACAAGCACCACTTCAAGACAGGATTATCATTATAATTGACTTTCTTGTCCATAAGATCAGCTTTTAAATCTTTCATCGGCTGCGACATCGTGATCGCCCCTTGAATTACCTTACTCATCGGAAATCCCTCTCTTTTCATTTCTTCCACAAAATAAACCGCACACCAGGGATCGTATCCGATATTGTAAAATGTGAAATTGTATTCATCTCGCATCTTTTTAAACCAATCCGTTACTTCGGAAAAATTAACGCGGCTGCCTTCGGTAAATGTTACCCAGCCTTTATCGTGCCATATTTTATACGGAACTCGATCTTGTTCTTCTTTCTTCTCGGCAATTTCTTTTGGTATGAAGTATTGCTGAATGACATGAATATCACTATTTTCGGATGTTTTGAATAAAACGGTCGCGCAAGTTAAATCGGTAGTAGCTGATAAGTCAACACCACCAAAGGCGTAACAATCAAGATTTTCATAACTGAATTTTTTATCACACAATACCGTTTCCATTGAAAGCCAGCTATCAGATGAGTTAGCCTTCATGTCAAAATCTTTAACAAGAACACCAGGCAAATTGTTAGGATCGTTTTTTGCATCCCTCACTTTTGCTTGAAGGTATGATAGTTTTTTTATCGTACCCAATCCCGGGTTTGCTTTGATCCAGCATTCAGGTTTTTTCCATTCTTCGATTTCGTCAAGCTCATAAATCAAAGCCAAAAACTCATAATCTTCATACGATTCAGAAATCACATTTGACGCATAATCATAAATTTGGTCAAATATACTTTCTCGCTGCGTGCCGTTCGTAGTAATCATTACCAATAAAGGCTGATCACGCGATGCAAGTGATTCATACATGACTTCGTAAAGTGACCTTTTTTTGATGGCATGTAATTCATCAATAATTACTAAGTGTGAGTTTAAACCGTCTAATGTGTCACTGTCACTTGACAAGGGCATAAAAGATGAAAAAGTCGATTCTACATATAGATCGGTTTTTCTTTTTTTAACAAGCTTTCTAAATTCAGGAAACTTATTTTTCATCATTGTCAGCATCTTGCATGTAGCATTGAAGGCAAGTTTCGCTTGATCTTTTTTAGTAGCCACAGAAAATATTTCCGCACTGCCTTCACCGTCAGCAATCAACATGTATAATGCTATTGCGGCAAGCAGTGTTGTTTTACCGTTCTTTCTTGCGACCATCAAAAAAAGCCGCCTGAAACGTCTGAACTTAGTTTCCTTATTCAGCCATCCAAAAGTCAGCTGTATTGCTACTTTTTGAAATAGCTCAAGTTTTAAATCACCACCAAGTTTACCGACTGCTGTTTTGCAATAATACTCAATAAACAGTATCGGAAGTTCACCAACATCAGGATCAAAATAGTACGGAAACTCTTCGTCTTGTTCTTGCCTTTTCAGTATATCAAGCATGCGCTGAATTTTTTTAGGAACAAGGATCGTGCCGTCAGCAATCTTTTGACGATATTCTTCTACATAATTCATTGCTTATTCTTGACTTCCTCTGCATAAGCCAAAAAGCCTCCGAAATCTCCTGATTCAGTTGGTGATCGTACTTTCAGTGTCTTTTCATCAAATCCTAAAATTGCACTTAATGTTTTGATCGCCGTGTTATAGTTTTTAATCATTGTACTGTACATCTGACTTTCCGGGGTCTGCTTATTGCCATACTGATTGTCACCGTTTCGATAACCTTCGGAGTATCCTTTTAGCAATATTTCTGATTTTAAATATTCAAGTTCTACTTTCATAAAACATGTGTTTTCTATCAATCCTTTACATAAAATTTTCTTTTCTTCAGGTAAATCAATGATAATTTTATTAAATTCTCGCAGCTCTGCTTTAATCTTTTTTTCTTTGAGTTTAATTATATCATCTAATGGCAGTTCACCAATCTTGTTCATTTTGACACCCCCTTTCACATATTCAGTTGCGGTTATACGGTTGTCCTCTCTACGGTCTCTAAAAAGGCACCCTACCCTCATTTAATGGGGGGAGTATCCTCAATGATGTTTCCATCTGCATCAAACCGATATCCTTCGGCTAATGCACTTCTGTTGCTTTGATGTCGATTCTTGTGACAATCATAGCAAAGCGTTACTAGCTTGTCGGGATCCAATGCAATGTCTGCTTCGTCAATATTTGCTGCTGTTAATGGTATTAAGTGATGCACCTCTAAGCCCGGTGTGATCTTGCCCGCTTGTAAACAATCTTGGCATAAGCCGTTATCACGCTTAAACACGTAATTTCTAACTCGATGCCACTGCTTGCTTTTATAAAAAGGTTTTGCAAAAGGCTGTGCCATTACGCTATCCTCCTGCATCTGCTGTCATAGCACCAATGGCTTGATACCTCATGATCTGCCGCTGTTTGATTCTGCTGCTGTCTCAATATTTTTTTGCGGTCAGCATTGTATTTGCAATATCTCTTACATGATCCGTGACAGCCAATGTGCCTATCACTGCACTGATAACAAGGTACATCTTTAGTCATGTTCCGATAACAGCAGCTTGGCAGCCTGTCTTGATGTCCAGCACACACGATCATCAAGCATATCGAGTATCTCACTATAAATAAAATCAATGCCATAACAAGCCTTTCCCGACATGTTATAGATCATGCTGACGGTACTCCATATCATTGATACAGGTTCGCCGGTTCTTGCCCTTGTCTCTTCAACAAATTTCTTATCACTCATATCTTTTCCTCCTTCGGGGTTACCGAATAACAAAAAAAGGCAGCTGTTTAGCTACCTAAAATAAAAGCACCTATGAGTACCATAGATGCCTTTACGCAATAGTCTCCGTAGAGTTGCCATCGCTAGTTAGATTAGCAGGAACTTAATGGGTGGGGGAAATACTTCCTGCTAATTCCACACTATCATAATAACACAGATTTTAGCGAACTGAGGTCCAACTTTTATTTTATTATGATATTTCTAATCATTTGATTAATATCTCGTTTAAGTTTGCTTCTTGAAACAGGTATACGGTTTGCTATATCATCCATATGACATCGATTTACATAAATCTCGATCAGCATCTCCCTATATTCTATTGGCAGCAATTTTAGGACTTCATCTATTCGCTGTATCTCGGTCAGATGCTTATTACGCTCCTTGACCAGCTCGCCTTCTTCCATCAGCAGTTCAAGTTTTCTTTCCCCATAGGGGTTGCCGGCATTCTCTAAGATAATTTCTTTTGTTGATGGTGAACTAACTCCCTGCATCTTAACAGCTAGTTCTTCAAGCTTTTCATCAATCTCCATTGCTTTCTTTTGATGGTATGTATAGCTGCGTAAGTCACGCTTGAACTGCTCAATTTTATCCTTTTCTGTAAGCATTATTAACTCCTTTAAACGCTTCTGCACTCACATATTTTTGTACTTTATGTTCCGGCAGCCATATACTTTGTGGTTTCATATGTTTTGTACAAAAATAAGTAATTAGATAATGTCTTTCTTGCCCTATCATCGCTACTTCTTCAACTAATCTGCCATTGATATAGTCGCCTTCTTTGATTCTCATATTTACTCCCACACATCAAACATATATTGTTTGATTTTATACTTACCAGCTTTTTTGATAAATTCTTTGGCGTCTGCCATTGATTTGAAATAAAAAGCGCCCTGTGTTTGACAACTTGAATTAGCATCCATATCAAGATAATCTTTTAACTTATCATAATATAAATAATATTTACATTCATTTTTATCTTCCCAATTCAATTCACATTTGTATTCATCAAGTAATTCAAGAAACTTTTTATATTCTTTGCATTCTTCCTCAGTTCTGAATACTAGATTGTGATTGATATTCCAATCATCATCTGTCGTTTCATCATTCACCGAATTATGGATATCTCCAAAATCACTAATAAAATAATACCATTCGCCTACTGGCGGAATATATCTTCCATGATTTTTATTCTCGATCAATCTCAACGTTCCATCTTCAAGCACTTCTAATTCTTTTCCTGCTAATTCTTCGACTTTAATTTTTTTCATTTTCTTGTACCTCTTTCTTTGTCTCATAGTCTTCAATTAATTTTTTTGGTGTTTCCTTTTCGTCATTTACTCTCTTGTTCCATGTTTCTGTGGCTTCTTCTGTTTGCATTCCTGTCATAATAAGCTCGTTTAAAAAGCATTAACTGTTCGAGCAATAAATTTGAAAACCATATTTTGTATTGTAAGTCGCAACTGCTTCACTACCGCAAAATGGGCAAGGCTTTAATTCTTTATTCATCACCGATCACCTCCCGCATTTCGGCAAGCACACGTTCCTTGTTAGCTTCTGCTTCTTCTCTTGTTTTAAACATCCAACCACATTTTAAAAGTGCAATTTCAAAAGGATTTTCATTATCAAAACTAGTCAGTTCAATTTCAGGTTTATACCATAATGATGCATAATAATATTCATCACCATTTTAGGTTTCCACGGCAATTTTTGAACCTTATAAATACCTCTAAACAAGTCACCTAATCTATCGTCTCGTATAATATTATCTTTATCAATAAGCCCTCTTTCTGTAATTTTATAAGGGCTATAGTAAAGTGGCTTACTATCTCCAATGATGTTAAATTCTTCATTTAATTCTACCCCTAACATTTCAGCTACCTTTTCCATAAGTTCTGCTACTTTATTTTCTTTGCCGTTCATTTTACAATTCCTCCATCTGTCCCATAAAATCAAACAGCATGTCACTAAACTCTCTATTAAGTCGATTCAGCACCTTTATTGCTTCAGGTAGGTTCATGTCAACCTTAGCCAGTTCATCAGCCTGTACCAGCCTCATACAAGCTCTCACAGCATTTGTAAGAGTTGTATGATAACTGAGATTCTGGAATACCGTTTCGCCTTTATTGTTGACTTTCATTTCTGTCAATGTGTATTGATCTATATCAGGCTTAATGTAATACTTTGCTGTTACTTTAATCATTTTCCTTGCCTCCTAAAATGGTAAATCTATATCAATAGGTACAAAGTTTCGATACGACACTCCCATTTTGCCTTCTCGCAGCAAGGAGATAGCATCTTCTATATCTTCATCCGTTTCGTAACCGTGTCCAAAAATCAAATTGTCAGTTCCCCTGACCATACGCTTAAGATCAATTATCGTATATAGCACAGTGTGCTTTAGATTAAATGGCTGTGTTAAAATGATATATCTTTCGCTCACTGCTTTAACAGTCCATTTTCGCTTAATGCAGGCTAACTTTACTTTGTCGCCAACCTTCAAACCTTTTAAATATTCTTTGATTGATTCTTCATCATTCATAATTTTTTACCCTTTCCTTTTACCTAGAACGGCAAATCATCTGGTGCGATCTCTAATTCCTCGCCACCAAAATCATCAAAGCTTGGCTGACTGTCCGATGTATAACCATTGTTATCCGCCGGTGCAGAAGCCTGATATGATGGCTGATAGTTACTTTGACCCTCACTATTGCTTCTTACTAAAGTTTGAACACTGTCACAGACAACTTCTGTCACATAGATGCGTTTACCTGTCTGATCTTCATAATTGCGTGTCTGAATTCTTCCTTCAACACCCAACAATGCACCTTTTTTCACATAGCTTGCCATATAATCAGCTGTCTGCCGCCATGCGACACAGTTGATGAAATCGGCTTGCGGATCCTGTCCTTGACTTGTGAAACGGCGATTGCAGGCAACCGTAAATGAAATAGTAGAAAGTCCTGACTGAGTCTTTCTTAATTCTGGGTTCTTAGTAATACGGCCCACTAATACAACACGGTTCAGCATAATTAATAACCATTTTTCAACCGTTCATAATTCACGGCATTCTTGTTTTTGTAAGCTTGATAAATCTCAGGCCATGTAAAGCCTAGATAATTCCCAAGATCAAACAAGCATGTGATTGAACTAAGATTAAAATCACAAATGTAATATAGTGTGTCAACCAGCACAATTGGATGTTTTTTTAAAAAATCGCATTTATCATAATCAGCAATCCTTTCGACATTATATCCGTAATGCTTTGCAAGTGATAAAATGAAATGCAAACAATCAACAAATTCAATCAATCCTTTTTCACGATTATCAACCGCCGTCTTTTTCCAGTGTTTGAACGTAGTCGGAAATTCATTCATCAATTCGCCAAGTTCAACAATTAAGGCTATCTTCATATTTTTTGCAATATCATCGTTATAAATTAAGCCATGTTCTTTCATGATGTTTTCGTCAAGAACTTTTTGCATTTCTAGTAACTCTTTTAATTGTTCTTTCATGTTCTCCTCCTAGAACAGCCGCAGCTGCTCCTCTTTGTTAAGCCTATATCCAATCCTTCGATACTCGGCGTAAACAGGCTGCCAGATAAGCTCACACTGCTTACGCTCCGCTGGCATTAATCTGCCCATAACCTCTAGACACTCTTGCAAGTGCAACGCAAAGGGGCAGCCTTTGCAACCGGTACGCTTAAATGAGTAAGGAGGATAATACAGCTTGCATAACTTTATGCCACGTTTTACTATATACCACTGTTCCCACTCTTCAGATACTTTTAGCAACGGGTGAAACTTGCTTGCCTTGCCATCTTTATCAGTAATGATGCAGCCCTTTATGCTTTCCCTTTGCCCTCCCTCTGAGGCCATCATTCCTGTAATTGCAATTGATCTACCATTTTCCCTTTGCCACTTTTTAAATGGTTCTTTTTTTAACTTTTGACAACATGCTTTACTAATTTTAAGTTTAAACTCTGGCGTAAATTGATACCTCAGTATTTTAGGGCAAGTAAACTTATCTTTAACCCCGGATAAATAGCGTTCTACTGTATGACACATGCCCGATTTTTGATAGGTACTTAAGTTTTGACTATACTCTTTACTTTTAAATGGATAGCCATACGCATCCAGCACTTGCCTAACATTTTGCGTTGGCTTGATAATCTGGATACGCTCATCTACTGCCTGCATACTGAGTACAAACTCTTTAATATCGTTGTACTCAATGCCAGTATCCACAAATACTCTAGGTATCTGATTACCCGGTAATGCATCATCTAACAAGTAATGTAATACTGTGCTGTCTTTGCCACCGCTGAAGCTAAGATAAAATTTATCTTCGCCGTGCAATCGGATTACATCACGGATGACATTGAGACGGTCAAATAATATTGTTTCGTTATCCATTTACTCCAACAATAGCTGCTTACTTTCATACAGCTCGTAAACTGTGCTTCCTAATTTTGTCACAAAGTATGGCAACATGACTTGATCAATCGTCACCATTTCCGTCTCTAAGATTGCAAGTTGAGCATCTAACCAGTCTTTCATAATACGCCATGCAACACGTCGTGCCTGCTCCATATCCGCTGATTTAATCTTTTGCTGATGAAGAACTGCCAAAACTCTACCTGGATCAGCAGGCAATCTAACGCCCTGCATTCCTGATCCTGTCATAATTGCAAAAGTTACTGCGTTAACGTTGCAATCTTCATCATATTCAATCATGATTTTTTTAGCGCCATGTCTTGCTAATGCTGCTTGTATTTGCCCAACCGTAACAGCAGCATCAACCTTTGTTGTATAGTTTTTAATTGGCATAAACTTCCTCCTCGTATTTCTCTGCCGTCATGCCCTTGCGCTGCCACTCACATAGGATTTTGTCAATGTAGTTGAAGCTGTACGCATTGTTGATTGATGCCTCTCTCAACGAGTAAACAATCAACTGCTGGTCATACTCCCTAGACCAGTCACTTAGCCTTTGCAATTCAAATTGCGATAAGGGCCTTTTAAACTCTGTTTCAAAAATTTCAAAAAGATCTGGCGGCAGCTCTTGATTATTTATTTGTTTATTTTCTTTTAAAAGATTATTATTCTTTAATTCTTTAAATTCTTTTAATTCTTTAGTTGTTGCCCTTTGATTGCCTTTTGATTGCCCTTCGTTTGCCTTTTGAGTGTCCTCTAGCTTGTCTTTTTGCTTGCCCGCTTCTTTTTCATTGAATTGATAATCGGCGTATTTTACTATGGATATAAGAGTATATCTGTTTGTCGTTTCCTTTGTAATTTCGTTTGTCTCAATTAACCGCTCTAATGACTTTCTTACTTGCTTAACTGTCAACCCTGTTTCTTCGGATAATTTCGATAAAGAAGTAATCACAGAACCTCTTTTAACCTCGATACCATGCCACTTTTTATCCTGCCAATTTACAGTGAATAGCAAGTGCAAGAACAGCCTTGATGTATTAATATCGTCATACCACTCCCATGTGGTAAACTTACGATAAAGCTTGATATAGCCTTCATTCATATCACTGAACCTCGATCAATTCGACTTCAATTCTTGGGTTTTTGGTATCAGTTTTAACGCAGTCATAAATCTGCTTAACATATCGTCTGCTATCGTCTTTCAACACTTTCATTTCTACCAAACTATCCATGATAAATTTCTTAGCAGCTGTGACGTTGTCAATGTCTCGCCTGTTGTCTTTTTCATACCATCTGATACACACTATTACTGGCTTATCAATCGGCGTTAAACGTGCGTTTCTGATGGCCATATTGACTATCAGCTGCTCATGGTGTTTTACTCTGTTGCCCTTTCGGGGATTGGAGCGGTTGCTCTCGGTATACTCATTCAATCCAGCTAACCGCCCCGGTATCGTAAACATTACCATAAGCTTTCCCTTTCGAGATCTGCTCTTAGGTTGTAGTTCTCATCAATCGCTTTCATACCCTTTGCACGTTTCCTAAGCTGATTGAATGAACGCTTTCCGTAGTCCTCTAACGACTTTTTAATAAGCTCTTTATCTTGGGTAACGATATATCCTTTTGCGTTGCTATGGGCTATGTAAGTGGTCTGCTGATGGTTATAAAAACCTTCATTAAATTTCTCAACATGGACCCTAAATTCTCTGGCATCATCAGATACTTTCACACCCTTTTCACGTAACTCCTTAACAATTTCTGACTTCTTTTTCCATTGCCTTAAATCAATTGGCAATCCTATGTCATAGATGCTGTCATACCATTCCATTTAAAGCACCTCCCTATAAAATGCAGTCGGCACACCTACTTGTTCCGCATAATCAAGCGTCACATCAATTAAGGCTGCCATCTCAGTGGTATTAAACTTTGACTGCCCATCCCATACTTTAATCATCACTGTATCCTTGCCATTAACTGTGCGATGTTCAATGATTTTGTAGGTGCGGAAGTTGTTCGTGACTATTTCTAAAGCTGCCTCTAGCACCTGCAGATAGGTTGATTTAATGTCTGCCATTTCTAGTAATTGGATATACAGATTGTCTTTATCCTTCCGATGACCGTTGATTTTAATATCGATCTCATCAACCAGTTTCCAGAAGTAGGCATTCTGATTTAATGACCTTTTCTCTTTAAACTTTCCGATTTCAAGCTTGTATTTCGTATCCTTTTCAAGTTCATTGCACTGTTGCTTATAATCGTATCCTGATAATGCAAAAGTTATTTCAAGATTACCATCTTCATCGGTTACTTTTCGTTTATAAGTTCCGATAAATTTCATTTCTTATAAAACCTCTTATTATGATCAAATTCAAGATACTTATTATCAAGGTATTCCTTAGCTCTTTTCTGCTTCTCATGACGTTGACTGAATGTGCCTTGATCCATTAACTGATGACAGTAAATGCAAGCTGTCACGATGTTCTGCTCAATTCCTAGTCCACCTTTTGACCGCGGTATGAAATGAGCATTTGGCATGGCTTGAGGAGAGCCACAGAAGATACATCTGTGGCTGTCTCGCTCCCATACTCGCTCCTTTACTGCCTGACTTATATCGCAGGCCTTACTTCGCTTGCTTTTCATGATCAATCGCAGCCTTTTTATTGTTGTATAGTATTGCGTACATGTTACACAAATCTACAATTTGCTCGCTTGTAAGCTTTTGCAAATCCATTGTTGTGATACCTGTTCTTGAGTTCTTTTTACACCAAACGACAACACTTGAATCCTGATAATCGACACCAATTTTTTTAAGTTCTTCACGGTATCCCATACACGCCTTGATATTATCTTGTCTATCACGTTCATCATGATTAGTTGTGACTTCCGATACTTTGCTTGTTGACTTTTTTTCTTTGTTTTGAATAATGCCTAAATAAGTAGTAAGAAGTCTATCAGCCTCATCAACTGAAAGCTTATCTAAGTCTTGACTTTTTACTTTTGCTGTTTTGAGTATGTAATTGACAGTCTGCTCATCACCTCTAAAGTCAACTTTTAAATCAGATAACTTGGACCTATATTCACTCCACTTTATCATCTGTTCATTTTGACGTTTTTCTAATTCTTTGCTTTTATCAATCTCAGGTAAATCTTCACCAGCATAGATATAAAGCCCTAAACCATGTCTTGCCAGCGCTTTAGTCAATGATCTCTGTATTGCCTTGTTAACATCAAACGACGTTACTTTATCTGCTGGTATTGATTTGTTTTTAAAGTCCATAACTGGTAAATATTCGATATGTTCTAAGCCATTTATAGTAACCCCTGTTTTAACCCAGCAAGTCAGGTTGTCTGTGTGATAACACCACCCTGCAGCATTTTCATAAATCGTATATGTTGCATTAGGATAAATTTTTTTAACTTCACCCCAAGCCCATGCCCATGATAAATAAGATAAACCGTTCTTTTCTTCTTTTTTGTCATTAACATTGATGGCATTCAAGACAGCAAACACGTTTGTGTAATCAGTCAGCGTATTGGCTTCAGCGCTGACTTCTTTAAATGTTTTATCACTCATTTTCTTTCCTTTCTGCACATTTCGATGCAATCAGGACAAACAATATCAATCGTTTTACCTGTATCTATTTCGTACCAATCATCAGTGATAGCTTCACCGCACCAATCACAAGTTGGATAAGTATCTGTATCGATGAGACTGTCGCGATAATCTTCAAGTTCTTTTTCAGCCTTTAATGCTGCTTTCGACATCTCTCTTTGAGTGTCAAAAAAATCACTCACTAGACTTGTTAAGTCCATTTTGTATTTCCTCCATAATCTCAACGATTTGTTGAGCATCTTCTGTCTCACTCCACAGCTCACGCACACTTGCCACAGTACATCTGTTTAATTCTCTGATGTAATAACTCATCAGATTAAACATAGCGTGTAAGCCTTGTTCTTTGCTCTCATATGCACAGTATTCTGTACCGCATGTAATTCCTGCCGGGTTATTGTTTGTTAGCCATAACTCGCTAGTTCCATGCCCTGTCTCCCAAGCCCACGTGGCAAGCGCAAACGATGCATCTATTCCATAATCAGTAGCCATCTCATAAAAAGTAACATGATCGAGAGGAGTGAGACGGCTGCTGATTGCCTCTAATGGTGTGTGATTCTCGTCTATACGAGTTTCAACACCATTTATAGGTGTTCAGTAATCTTCTTTAACTGGAGTTACTATCTCACCTAGCACCTGCAGTTCTGCTTTTTCACTCTGCAGCTGTGCTATCTTTTCGGTTTGCTCCTCAGCTAATCGGTTGCAGCAATAAATTTGCACTGTTACGGCTGCCGAATAAATCACTAGTCCTAAGATAACCCAGTTTTTCCAGATTGGTTTTCTTATGTATTTGATCATCTGTTTCTCCTTGCCTTTTTAAAGGCATATGTTAAAATCACTTTGAGGTGATTTTATGAAAATCAATTATGATTGCATTCGCGACTTATTACATGTCCTAGAAGATAATCTACAATACGACGATAAATTAACTTATCCAAGATGCCGTCTAAATCAAATAAGAGAGAATGATTTACTGAAACAATATTCTTTAAAAGACATTGTTTACTCTACTCAAATGCTGGATGAAGCAGATTATATATCATGTTCTATTATTGATAGTGACTCAAATATTCATGATGTGATTTACTACTCCATTACCTTTGAAGGACACCAGTATCTCGATAGTATAAAAGATGATACTGTATGGTACAGAGTAAAGGAAAAAGCACCATCACTCACTCTAGACATAATTAAGTCTGTTGCTAGTTCAATCATTGTAAAAATGTTAACTAATCAATAATCACATTGACTAAGTGAATCAATAAAATTAAATAATAGCCGCTTTGTTTGTTCAGCCTTAATCATAAACATTTCTTTTTTTGATTCTACCGACTGTAATGATCCGTTTTGACAATCGGCATTTAACACCACAAATGCATTTGAGATTGTTTTCATCGTTTCTTCTAAAATGATTTGATTAAATCTATAATCAGTTCTATTTTCCATGCAATCCTCCTTGCCATATTAGGCTAATGTGTTATACTTTAAACAACGAACGGGGGTTTTATAATGGGAAAATCATTCAAGTTAATTTCTATACTTTTACTTCTTTTTACATTTACGTCTGGTTGCAGCGATGCAGATAAACAGATTAAAGAACATGCTAATGAATATATTGATTTCATAAGTGAAAAATATGGTTCTAATATTTTTGAATATGATAGCCTAGAACGTGTAAACTCAGATGATTTTGATAACGAAACTTTTGTGTATTACAAATCAGATTCTTATAATCTTTCTCTTACTTTAATGTTTGATAAGGATAGTGATTTAAAAGGTGCTTCTCTTTCCATAGATAAACCTGATATTGAATTGAACAAAATAGTATATACAACAATTTGCTATTGTTTGTCTTTATTTTCAGATTTTCAACTAGTAGGTAATTACAATGAAGATATAGATAAAGTCGTTGACGGCGAATTAGAATTTGTTAGTACACCGTTATGTCGAATCAACACAACCAAATTAAATGACGATCATCAAATGTTTATGATTAGGCTAAAATAGAACTTTTAATTTGCCCTAATCACTGCTATAATTTAATTGATAATTTTGGTGAATTATCAATGTGAGATACTTTGCTTTCCACGGCTGCGGTATCTCTTTTTTTTAGTTCTCTTGCTAAATCAAGAATAAACCTTAGAAATGGTTCAATATCTCTTGATTCAGTGCCAATTTTATAAATCGGTTTCCTTTGATTTTTCATGACTCCTCCTTTCTTATTCCATAAAATACTCAATAGGAACACCAAAATAATCGGCAAGAATTTTCAGCTTATCAAGTTTGGGTTTACTACGACCAGTTTTCCATTGACTTATTGTAACTGTCGATATGCCTGTATCTTTGCATACTTTATAAGCTGTTAATTCTTTTTTTTCTAATAACACATTAAATTTGTCATAACTCATATAATCACCTCCATCTCATTGACATTAGTTAACAAATCTTATATACTGTAAGTAGTTAAGTTATGTTATATAACATTTGTTAGCATACACGCTATTTTATTACCTAACTTTTATTAGGTAATTTCATTATATAGCCTTCGCCAGTGTGTGTCAACACTTTTATATAACTTTTATTAGTTATCGGAGGAAAATATATGTATGAAATTTTTGATAATTTATTAAAAGAAAAAGGCATAACAGCCTATAAAGTGGCTAAAGAAACAGATATTAGTACAGTAATATTAACTAATTGGAAGAATGGCAAAAGTACACCTAAATTAGACAAACTTCAGAAAATAGCAGAATATCTTAACGTTGATTTAGAATATTTAATAGGTGCATCAAATATTAAAAGCGCAGCTAAAGAAGCGTTTAAAAAAAAGCCTACTAAAGTTCCAGTAGTCGGCGCTGTTCCTGCTGGTATTCCTATTGAAGCTATCGAAGATGTTTTAGACTACGAGGAAATAGATGAAGAAACAGCTAAGAAAGGTGAATACTTTGGACTAAAAATCAAGGGAAATTCGATGTATCCACTTATTATGGAAGATGATGTTGTTATTGTAAGAAAACAAGAAACGATTGAATCAGGTCAAGTTGCTATCGTAATGGTTAACGGAGATGAAGCAACTTGTAAAAAAGTAGTCATAAAAGATGGCGGAATTATGTTAGTAGGACATAACCCTGAATTTACTCCACTTTATTATTCTGCTGAAGAAGTTGAAACGAAGCCGGTACGAATCATTGGTAAAGTAATTGAAATCAGACGTACTTTATAAAACAAAAAAAGAGAAGCATTAGCGCTTCTCAATTAAAGTATAGCCTGGCAGTCTACTTTGTTGAATATACCTTTTATACTCTTGGTTGACTGTTTTATTAGTATATACAACAACCTTATGAGCTTCAAGATATATAATTACTTGATTCTTGCAAGATTTAATATACTCTACTTCTAGTTCCATAATATCCTCCCGTATATGGTGGCTATTATGTAATTATGTTGGGTGTTGTGATCACACCCATATTATATGGTAAATTTTGTAAATATTAAACTGGTATTATTTTCCAATAGGAGGTTATCATATGAAAACTGCTTTCGGATATGGTCGATTCAGCACCGACAGACAACGAGAAGAATCAATAGAAGCTCAAGAAATAGCAATTCGCGATTTCTGTAAAAGGAACAAAATTAAGCTGCTAGAATTTTATGCTGATAGAGGATTGTCTGGAACTAATGATAATCGTGAACAGTTTCAAAACATGCTTGACGAAGCAGATAAAGGCAAAGTTGATTTTGTTGTAGTGCATAAGCTTGATCGATTTGCTCGTAATCGTTATGATAGTGCAGTAGTAAGAAAACGTTTAGCTGATCATGGAGTAAAATTATTATCTGTGCTAGAAAACGTCAATGATGATTCACCTGAAGATGTTATATTAATGTCTGTACTAGAAGGCATGGCAGAATACTATTCAAAAAATTTATCAAGAGAAGTTAAAAAAGGCATGTACAGAAACGTTGAGAAAGGTATATACAACGGTGGTTTTCTTCCCTATGGGTACAAAGTAAACGGCGAAACACGCATGATTGAGATAGATGATTATGAAGCTTCTATTGTTAAAGAAATTTATAATTTATATTTAGATAATAATGGTTATGTTACTATCGCTAACAAACTTAACGAAAGAGGTCTCAAAACAAAACGCGGTAATGACTGGACGGCTGACACAATAGGAAAGCTGCTAAAAAACGAAAAATATAAAGGCACTTATTTTCACGGAAAAAGTAAAGTGATAAGAAGTGGCAGAAAACAGAAAGTCATTAAAAATAGAGAATGGAAACATGAAGAAACTTACCCTATTATAATTGAAGCCGATATTTGGGAAACAGCAAGGAGGAAAAGGACAATGAATAAACCTAAAGGTGGTAAAAAGCATAATTATTTACTTGTTGGATACGTTAAATGTAAAAAATGTGGTGCAAATTATATTGGATCATCATCTGCGCCATATAATAATCATGTATACCGTTTTTACACATGTTCTAGGCATAATCGCAAAAAATGTGATGCAAAGATCATAAATGCAGATATGCTCGAAGCCACAGTAATTGATTTCATTAAAGAGACATTTTTCAATAAAGAATCTTTGAATGAATACATAAACGAAGGACTAGAGTTGCTTAACGATAAATCAGATAATGAAGAAAGAATAAATGCTTTAAAAAAAGAGATACAAGCATGTGATAAAAAGTTAGATAATATCCTTGATGTTTACTTAGATGAAGAAATGTCTAAAGAAAAATATCTGGCTAGGAAAAACAAAATTGAAGATAAAATGCAGTATTTACAATCTGAGCTTGAATACCTAACTACTACCGCTGAAGTTCTTACTAAAAAAGATGTAAAAAAAGCCATCAATTATTTATTAAAAAACGTTGATGATAGCTATGATTACAAAAAAATGTTGGTTGACACGTTCCTTGATTATGTAATCGTAGATGACGAAACATTTGAAATATCCCTAATTTATAACCTTTTTAGAAAGTCATGTAATTTTATTTGCAATGATGATAGCACTAATCCATATTCCTCGAAAAAGGCCTTCACAGCTTCACCCCCTCTCCAAATAAATTGATAATAATTTCAAACATGATTGCCATAAACAGCACTGTCACACCAAGCAGCGGCAGCATTCCCCACCATTGAAAAAACATCAGCTTACTCTCGGCACGGCTGCTGCGCTCCCTTCTCAGCCACTTTGTGGTTGTCTGAATCATGCGGTTAAACTGAACGTAAGCATCTTCCTTGCCCACCGTATTATAGCGGTATAAAAGCTTCATCGCCCGCTCGATCTCTGATAATCGGTAAGCCTTTAAAAAATTCATATACGGCGTCAGATGAATCGCGTCTTCCTCAATTTCCGCAATCAGAATTGATAAATCTTCCTGAATCAGCTGAGGGGCTGTCTGCGTACTGAGAATCAATGAGGTCACCACGGTATTGGTCTGAATCAGAATCTGAAGCTGCCGCAGCCAGATTGGAAACTGAAACTTCAGCTGATTCACCCGCTGCTTCTGCACCCGCTTTAACGCCAGATACGCTTGTTTATAAACAAGCATAAACAAGCCGCCGACACCGCCAAGCCAAAAAATACTGTAACCAAACTGCGGCCATAAAGTAATTAGCAGCAAAACCGGTTTAGCCTTTTTCAGCCGCTTAGCCGCCAGCTTGAAAGGATCTTCATGAACCAGCTCATGCAAATCACCTTCGATCAGCAAATCAAGCAAAAAACCATCAATACTTTTATTCAGCACGACTAGCAGCAGACAGGCAGCAAAACAAATCAAGCTCTCGTAGATATGCATTCTTCTTTTTCCACCCACCCTTCACTGATTGTCTTATGTGCCATTAACAAGGTAATCAGCACTGTTGTGAAAAAAAATAAAATCGCTGACTGATAGACAATTGAAGTCGTATTAAATTGAATCTCCTTCAGCATATTTTTCGCAAACATCGCAATTAACGCTGATAAGCCGCATAAGCCAATCATTCGATTTTTAGCCTGAAGCTGCAGCCGCTTAAACATATAAGTATCTTCAATCCAATCATCAATATCATCCTGAATCAAGTCCAAGCCATCAAGAAA